ATACAGAGCCGTGTATTTCGTTCAATAAGTGTTGCTATCGAACTTTTATTGTCTTTACCTTTAATTAAATCAGCTTCCCAATGACCCGGTATTTTCTTTCTTGAACTTCGGCTGGGCGCTCATGAATAGTTTTAATATCCTGTAATATAGAATCTTTTTAGGTTCACCGTTAGCTTTTCGCTTTTATTTTCATGACGCAGACAGGATAATAAGTCTTTTTCAACTCACCCTTGGGTAATGCTCGTATCGTTGAATAAATCGTTGTATGGCTTACATTCATTGTTTGATCCAAATCAGGAAATGTCTTTAAACGCTTTGCTATTTGCTGAGGAGACCATAAACAACGGATCGCTTCAACAATAAAATTTTCCAGAGGATTGAATCGATTTTGAGTTTTCTGTGACCACGTCTACGTCTAGCGAAGGTGTTATCAGAAGCATATCGAGCTTGATAAACGTCATTGATGCTATTTCTTTTAAGCTCACGATAGATCGTACTAGGATGTCTTTTAATGAGTTCAGCAAATTTTCTGGCTGAAAAGCCTTCTTTTCTTGACTCAAGCATTAATGCAGTACGATCTTCAAAGTTAAGATGATGGTATGACAATTTTATATACTCCATAAACCCTTTAAATTAATTAGGTGGTTTATGTCGCACTTCAAGTTTTACTCTGCCTGTGGTGTAAATCTAACCATTAAATCAAAGGAACATTACTTAATGCAAAGAAAAGGGGGCGCTTTTAACGATTGTACTGGTGGCGCTTGGTGCCCACCACCAGTACAACACAATATCAACTCTACAATTAATTAATATGGAGGTGACACAAACAAATAACTATCATTTCTAATAGAATTTCAGGTGGCGATGTTTGGCGACGAGCCACCTGATTTAATTTTAAATCATAATTGAAATCTAGCAAGTATAAAAACAAAAAGCCCATCAAACGATGAGCTTTAGATCAGTGAATTACTTATACTTCGTCCACTATATCAAAAATATGCCATAAAGCGTCTAGACAGTCAACAAGTCTAAATTATGCTTTTCTACTAATTGAGAAGCTTTTAAACGTTCAACGATTTTAATCATTAGATCATTGGCAGTTATAACGTCGATTCCTTCAAATGCTTTTAGTGTTAATTGCAATTTATTATTAATTACATTTGTAATTATTGATATTTTACCAAAATAATCAGGGTAGTATTTCAAAGTTTCATTAACTTTCTCCCGACTAACGCCTTCATATAGTTTTACAGTGTATGTTTTCATTTGAACCTCCATTTTGTCTTAATCTTTTATCATGACCTAATAAATAAAATCTAGCGCAACTCACCATAATTGCGACCTGAGCTTTAGATTGGTTTGTTTCTTGAGCAACCTTCAACAATCCTTTATTTTCAACCTTATTTTTAATTAAACAAATTAATGCAAACTTAGTTGTAAAATCTGTTTTATCAGAATTTAATAGACTTCGTAAAAGTGCTTGAATTTGATCCGCCTCATAATCACTGATCTCACATCGAATATAAGATTTACTTTTTTGTACTTCTTTGCCAGCTTCACGCATCAACCAGTAAATTTGATTGATATGAAGCCCATCTGGCAAATCACCCCCTTTCATTCTAACTGTTTCACACCATGCGCCAAACTGCTCTAACCAACCGTCAATAGTATATTTAGACCAATCCATTTGTTGTGTTTTTAAAACTGCACTCATTTTTCACCTACCAATTGCTCAATTTGTTTAATCGCCACGCCTGCTTTCACTTGCTCTGTGCTGAACCGTAAAACTGTAAAACCCATCATTGCTGCGGAGTTGTATTTCTCCATATCCCCTATATAGCCTTTGCCCCTTGTATGACGGCCTCCACTCCAGATCCCGCCTTCCACCTCAATCAAAATCTTTGTACCCGTTATTAAAAAATCTGCTCTCCATTTACGTTCAGGATGGAATTTATATTCCTGTTCAAAACTGATCTTGCATGCTTTTAAATGTGTTGCTAATACCGTCTCGCCTTCACTCGGCTGTCTTGTACCTTGCTTTGCTGAACGGCGCTTTTTATTTTTCTGAATAGGAAATAATTCACGATATTCAGCAAGGCTCATTGATGACATTAAGCACCGCCCTTTAATAAGTGATCTAATTGATTAGCAATGCCGTTATAAACACGTGATTTATCTAGGTCACCCAAAAGCGTTAATGCATGGGCATCGTTTATAAATTTATCTCTTAACTTTGTTAAACCAGCTTTTAACTTGATTAAAGGATCTATCTCATTTCCATTAACTGCTTCGTGGTCTGCTATAGCCTCCTGAACTCTTTTTATATGAACAACAAAATCTTTATTACCTATTAAAAATTTGATCATTTTGAAATCATTGAAATCATTGAAATCAGCAATAAATACTTTGCCTTTAGCAACTTCAACTCCACCAATTTGCTCTATTAGTTCCAACGATTGAACCAATTTTTTAAGGTCTAAAATCTTTGGGGTTACAACACCACCTACTTCAGCAGATCCAATAACAAATCGAGCCTTTTCGATTCCATGTTCCTTCATAAACTCAACTGCATTCATACATTCGCCCCATCAATTAGCTGAAGAATATTTCTAGGGATTGGCATACCCTCCCGACGGCACATCTCTGCGTATTCGTGTGGATTATCGAAAGGATCAGGGCCCAACTCTTTTATAAGCTCAGGCTCTTTTTCTTTTGCCTCAAGTTTTTGAACTGGTGCAGGTTTACGACCATTTGATTTTTTAATCTTTCCATCAATGATTTGAGATGCTTTTGAGCCTCGTCATTGCTCACAGGAACGTGTTTAGGTTCTTTGTGTTCTAGTTGTAGCGGTGGAGTGTAAAACTCTTGCTGACGGCCTTTTAACTGAGCTTTAGCAACCATCACGTTGTAGGTCCCGAAGAAATTATCTTGAGCTGCTCGCATTTGGCCGGCTTCGATCAAATACATAACCTCGTCTAAGGCGTACTTAGTGATTTGGGTAATAACCACGGAACGGTCAGTTGTAAACTTACATGCGCGAGACCAAGCTTCTTCTGGAGACATCCAACTTTCACCGATACACCAGGTGCGAAACTCGGCAAATGACGGCATAAAGCGTCCACCTGCTGTAAGTAAACGACCAAGTGCGTTGTTAAATTGGTTTTGTTGAACGCCAACCAGTGTTTTAAGTGCGATTTGCTCAACCACTGACAGAGGAATTGCACTTTCGCCTGTTGCTGGAAATTGCTTATTGAACTGAGCAGCGTAAACAGTGCGAAGAGAAGCGATTAATTGACGCACTTCGTTCAAGGTAATCTCATGCATGACCTACCTCCTCACTCACTAGAAACTTTTTTGAAGGGGTTACATCCACGATTTGAGACTGGTTTTGTTCTTCAAAAAGATTTGCGAAGTAACCCGGCTCTTGTGTTTTTTGCCCAACTGAAGTGATTTGCTCTTGTTTCTTGCGGTTAGCAGCGACTTGTTTCTCGTTGTTTTGAACCCAAGAGAACCACTTAACCAACCAGATGCTTGGTGTATTCAACGAACTTGATTCGTTTGCAAAGTACCAGTCACCGAAATTTTGAATCATGGTTCTCAAGTCGATTTCAGGTACAGAAACAAATCTTTGTTGAGCAAGTGAGATGAAATCGTATTGAAACTCGCTGTATTCAGAAATGAATTCACGCATTGAGTAACGCTTGTGATCATCGATCTGATACTGAGCAAATTGGATTGGTGTAAATTGCGAATTTTCTTCACGCGCATTACTACTACTATCTATATATTGGTTATCGGTTAACGGTTTATGGTTAAGGTTTTTTTGGCTTTCACTTTCAGAACCCAAAATTAACCCACTGGGTTTTTGTGGGTTTTCAGAATTAACCGAGTCGCCTTCACTTTGGTTTTCTTTTGGTTTTCCTTACGTGGACGCCCACCTTTCTTACCATTTTCACGATTTTTATCCCCTACTTTTTGATAAGCGGCGATTTCTGAATCACAACGTTTGTTGTGAAACCCGTCTTCCTCTTCCACAAAAAACTCTTGCAGCACAATTAATACTGCATCCCTTTCTTCTTGGGTATTTGCACGTAACCGACGAAAAACCGACTGGGTTTCTTTGGGTAATGGTTTTTCATTCAAATAATAAAAATCGAGAGCACGGCGATAAAAGCACTCTTCAACTGGGCTAAGGTGCGCTGTAGCAACCATAAAGTCGCTGATATGGTGGAGATATTTATACATCAGTGACTGCTCCTAATTTTACAAGACCGCGCATTTCCAACTGACGAATAATTCTTGGAGGAATAAATTCGTTGTTGATTTTGTAGCGAATACGAGACTTTTCTTTCACCTGAATTAGTTTGTGCCCATCCTCCATGAGACGGCGAACTGCTATAGCCTGCCCCCATATGGGTTAATTCTTCAAGTTGATAAAATCTTTCCTGAGCCTCAATTGCGGCATTCATAACTGAAAGTGGCATAGCTGCTAATTCTTTAGCCGAATAGATCTTTACTGGTTGTTCCAGTGGAATTACCACCTCAAGCGGTGTGGTAGAAACGGAAATATCCTGTTTTCTTTTTGCTGCATATCTCACTTTTCACCATCCTTTGGCTTAACATAACCTCCAAAAGAATCAACCAAACACGCCTTGGTTAAGCTGGTTACAATCTGCTGTGCTAACCACTGCGTTATGCGAAATTGACGAGCCATAGCCTCTGAAAATTCAACTTTGGTTACCGCCGCATTATTTTCGTCATACCCTTTGTTGCGTAAATTTTGCTTTTTCACCTCAAATAGGTGGCCAAGTACTCGCAATGCAGGCTCATAGAAAGATTGGATTTCACTTTGCTGGCGAGAATCTTTGATTTGGTGTGTAAAGCTGTTCATGACACCTCCGCTAATGCTTGCTCAGCGCTTGTTAGTCGGCGTTTGGCGTTAAGTTCAGCAACTGTTGCTGTTCGTATTTCTTTTGATGAAACCAGAAACAAATGATTTTGTGATTTGATAGTCCATAAACTAGTCAGGGTTTTATTTTTGACTTCAAACAAATCATTTGATTTAAAACTTCGACACTCTTTAGTAAGTACTACAACGTCACCCACTAAAAATTCTGGCTGGTTGCGTTCGGTTGTTTGATTTGATAAATTAGTTTTATTCATTTGATTCATCTCGACTGAATGCCTATAAACCACTCCTGTTTGCGCAGGTAGTGGTTTTTTAATATCCAAGTTTTTCCTTTTGACCACTGATTTCGTCATGAAATAGGTCATCAACTGTTTCTATACGGTTCATCCAACTTTTAGACATGACTAAAAGTGCAGCAACACGTTCCTTATCAATGCTCTGGTAATCTTTAGGAACGACTTTTAATCCAAGCAAACTCAATAGCTCGCAAAACATTTCAATCTCATTCAAACCATTGTTTTTCTTGTCTGTTTTAAGCCGAGTAATAGTGCTTGGATCAACCTTTAAATGTTCAGCAATCTCTTTTTGATTGCTTATATCAAGGCCATGCAATATGCGGGATACGCCATTTCTGGCACTTGCAGAAATATCAACTGATAATTTGCTCATCTTGTTACCTAAGCCACTTGTTTGGTTTTGCAATGCTTTTTCCAAAGCTTTTGTAATTTGGTTGCAATTTCATGCGATAAGCGTTTACCACATACCCCGCGCTCTAAATCACTAACGTAATTCTGTGAGCACCCGATCTCGGTACCAATTTGAGTTTGTGTTAAGCCCTTTTCACGCAAATCTGAAATCATGTTTGGCCATTGATTCATGCGAAGCTCCTATATTTTTAGGTGAATATATAGGTTTTCCGATATTTTAACAATAGCCAAAGCGATACTAATTTGTATCAGAATTCCGATATACGTATTTAAGGAAATACATATGGCTACTTTGGGTGAAAACTTAAAAGCAATACGAAAAGCAAAAAAGATGACTCAAAAAGAGTTAGCTCAGAAATCTGGTGTAAAACAATCTGTAATTTCTGATCTTGAAACAGGAAATGCCAAGTCGACAGGTTCAATACTTGAATTAGCAAATGCCCTTGGGGTTACAGCTGAAGAATTAAAAAAAGGTGTAGTTGGGGAACTTATTACCACCAACGTTGTGCCAGTTCAAGCTCGAATGGCACCCGTTTTATCTTGGGTACAAGCAGGTAATTTTACTAATGTTGAATCAGTAGATATGTCTCAAGTTACGGAATGGTTCCCTCTCCCAGATGATTGCGAAAAATGTTTTTATTTAAAAGTACGTGGCGTAAGTAATGAACCCGATTTTGTAGAAGGTGATTATATTGTTGTAGATCCGACAGTATATTATTCAGATATGCAATCTGGAGATATCATTGTCGTCCGTAAAGACAAAGATGCTACTTTCAAAAAACTGGTTATTGAATCTGATGGAACAAGGTATCTAAAAGCGATTAACCCAAATTTTCATCCCAATATCATTCCAATTGACGAAGATTGCTATTTTATTGGTCAAGTAATAGATTCATTGAGATATACATACCGTGGAAAACGAAGAGTAAGAAAGAGTTAAGATGAAAGTTTTTAAAATAATTTTGTTAGAGTAAGAAAGAGTTAAGATGAAAGTTTTTAAAATAATTTTGTTATTGCCAGTCTTAGTTTTAACTGGTTGTTCAGACACTATTAGCCAAGCTGAACATGATGCTATCGTGTATGAGAAAGATCAGAAAATTGCTGAATTAGAAGAGCATATTGCTGAGTTAGAAGCTAAACTAGAGGAAGTAAACAATCAATTTGAGCGCTTTGAAAATGAAAAGTGGCGTGACGTCGTTCCAGATGTGGATAATGCTCTTGATGACTTAAATAGTGAAGTTGAAAATAATCCTTCATCAAACTACGGCAGAGTAAAACTTGAAGTGCGACATAAACCACCTAATTAATTTAAAGGGTTTATGGAGTATATAAAATTGTCATACCATCATCTTAACTTTGAAGATCGTACTGCATTAATGCTTGAGTCAAGAAAAGAAGGCTTTTCAGCCAGAAAATTTGCTGAACTTATTAAAAGACATCCTAGTACGATCTATCGTGAGCTTAAAAGAAATAGCATCAATGACGTTTATCAAGCTCGATATGCTTCTGATAACACTTTTGCTTAGACGTAGACGTGGTCACAGAAAACTCAAAATCGATTCAATCCTCTGGAAATTTATTGTTGAAGCGATCCGTTGTTTATGGTCTCCTCAGCAAATAGCAAAGCGTTTAAA